CGTATTCCTCGTTTTCGCCGCGAACGTTCTCGACGCTTTCGATGTCGTAGACTTTGCCGCGATGGACAAGCCGATGCGCCGGCGTCGGTTCCCATCCGGGGATCCAGTTGATGCGGAATAGCTCCGTCACTGTTGCTCCGTACCCTCCGGCCGCCCACTTCTGCGAACCTGACCGCGATTCTTTCGATGCCCATGCACTGCGAACATCAACCCATGAGGATATCGAAACGCCCTCATCGTCAATGACCGTTTCCAGTCGCTGAAATGTGATTCGATGAGTCTTTTCGCTAGGCATGATTCTCGCCCTCCGGCTCAGGAAGCACGTCCGTCGCGATCTGCTTGATCAGACCTGTCATGTGGCGGCGCAAGTTCCCTTGCTTGTCTTCGTTAGGCCGGAACGACAGCCGGATATGCGCCTGTACAGCAGCGACCACACGCGGATCGGATCGAACCGCCCGATCTGCGCCGACAGCGGATGCGACATAACGCTCCGCGGTCTCTTTGTAACCTTGGATGATGGTGTCGTTTTCCGTCCCGTCGATGCGACATGCGTCACGTGCTTCATCGATTGTAATAATCTCTGCCATTGCTCCAGCCTCCTGTTGTTAATCGATAACCGGCTGTTTGAACTTGTTCTCGTTGCCTTTCAGGTACTCGATGCGATCCTTTGTCGGCATTGAACCTTCTCTCGGATACACATCGCCTTCGCGGTAGAGATATTCGCCATCGCAAAGATCCTTAAAGTCAATGAGCACGCGATAGGTCACGTGCTCATCCTTCACCTTCTTGACAGGTTCTTTCTTCTTAGCCATACTTCACCGCCTAGAAATGTACGATGACAAGTTCAATTGCCTTTTGGCCGTTAGGCGTACCGTTCAGCGCGATGACGTTCTTCTCGATGTCCGTCGCGTCGGCCGTGACCGTTCCGGAATCCGCCGAACCGTTAAAGAGTTTCACCAGGACATAGCTTGCGTGTTTCAGCAGGACAGGGATTCCGAATTTCTTACCGAAACCGACCTGAACTTTGTCAGGCGCGACACCCGCTCTCCCACCGCTAGGAGCAACTGCCCCAAGCGTGAGGCCGGTATCTCCGGCAGCTGAAACTGTCAGGCTTAGTGTGTTGTCTTGAGCGGCAGCAACAAGCGCCTCCATCGTAATGACAGCGGCCTCGGAGCTTGCCACCCAAGCGGCGGCGAATGCTGCATTCTCATTCAGCACTTCGACGATCCTTGCGGCCGCAGCAGTCGTGCTCGCGACATCATCCGCGGCAAGCTCGCAATCGATTGTGAACGCCGTGCCGGTGATCGCCGAAACAAACGTCAGTGTCGCTGTTCCGGCAGTTGTCGCGGCTGTGACCGAAACCGTACCGGCTTGCTTTGCCGGTGTCGTGGTCTGGATCGGAAGCTCGACGCTCGTGATCTTGTCGAACGCGAGATTGCCCGCCTTCGACGTCGTTCCCGTCATCGTGATTTCTTCACTGATCGACTTGCCGCCACGTATCCCGTTGATTTTTACCTTTGTCGTGATCTCCGATGATGCTTTAACTTTGACGTTTCTCGCAGCAAGCGGCGATGTGACATCCGTGATCGTTTGCACCGCCGATGTCAACGGTGTGAGTGCCAAGCATCCGTTGTCGCTTTCCGCGGTCGCAGAAGCGGCAGGAATGACAACTTCAGTCACCACCCCCAGCTTCTGCGGCAGTTGCGGATCGCCAACGTCTACTCGAACTCGCTTGTATTCGAAAAAATTGCGAGTCTGCATCGTCTACACCTCACTTCTTAAGGATGGATGAAGTTCACGCCCTTGACGGCCGCGCTGTCGAACGTCACCGCGTCGAGACGCGTGATTGCGCGGACTTCGTAGCCGTACTTGCGCCATGCGTCACCGCCGACGTCAGTCCCCGCAACCTCAATCGCTTTCCGGCGGAACAGTGTCGCGTAGGACTTAAAGTCGCCGATATAGATCGGAGACTTGGTCGATCCGACGTTTGCCAGCTGCGCATCGGCAACGGATGTCACCGGACGTCCGGAAATGCGGAAATCGGTCGGCTTAACGACATCAGGCTGCAACAGCGGACGACCGTTCAAATCTTCGAGACCGTCAAGCAGCGCAAGACCGCTCTGGTTCGTGATCACACCGGCAACCGCACTGTGCGCAGGATCGAGTCCCTTGTTCAAGACCGCTTTGATTTCGGCAAACTCGGAGTTGGCCGTCAAATCAACCTCGGTCAACGCTTGGAGCAAGGTGATCAAGAGCTTGTTCTCGGTGATGACTTCCTTCTTGCCGATCCAGCGAGCAAGATAGCCAAGCAAGTTAGCAACTTCGTCGTCGAGCAGCTCGCGAGACATCGGGATGTAAAGCCCGTAGGTGTCGAGCGAGTAGCTAATCTTCGCGAATAACGGCTGATCGTCAGCAGGCACATTGCTAAGCTCCCCGGAGAGCTTCGTGAATCCGGCAGTCGGGAACGTGTCGATCACGCGCCAGCCCGTGTTGGTGTTGACCTGCTCGGTCGTAAACAACGGAGCCAGCGGACGATTGTCGCGCTTGACCTCGATGATCATGTTGTCCATGTCGATCGGGACCAAGAATCCGCCATCCTCTCCGGCAGGGTCTCCGCCTGATTCTGTCAGTGCCGCCATGAGCGGCGCGTACTTCTCGCCGAATGCCTTGCTAGGCGTCACTCCTGCGCGGATCGCTGCGGCAAATGACTTTGCGTATTCATTTGTGCTGCGGATCGCGTCGACCGAACGCTCGATGGCTTTGTCATCCTCGAGTGCCTTCATTGCTTCCGCACGAGACACCATGTCGGTGTCCTTGTCCTCGAAACGACCACGCTCTGCGTTTATCTTTTCCATCGCTTCAATCTGATTGTTAAGATTCGTCACGCGCTTCATCGTTTCGTCGTACTGCGTCATATCGCCTTGCGCGACATGTGCTTCAGCTTCGGCGATTAAGCCGGAACGCTGATTTTTGAGTTCATAGAGTTTTTTCATGCTTTTACCTCCTTCGGCTATCGCCGAACCTCTGTTTCTCTATTTCTAGCTTTTTGTTGGCTTTGTTTTGCCAATCTGTCAGCTGATGACCTTCTGCGTTTTCGTGGACGACAATTTGGTCGGCTTTGATGATTCCGCCAACGGTATTGTTCATCGTAATTTTTCCTTCTTCGATTGTGACGATTGTCGGCTCTGCCATTTTCTGCGCGTAAAGCTTGCGCAACGTCGTCATGTCAGGCTCGTTACCGCCGGATGACGCCACCATGTCAAGCATTTCAGGTTCGACAATCGCGTCAACAAACCCTGCATCGAGTGCCGTTTGCGCTGAAAACCACGTTTCGGCATCCATCAGCGCCTTCAGCTCGTCCATACTCTTGCCGGTTTTGCGCGTGTAAATCGCTCGCAATCCGGCATCCGCCGTTTCAAGGCTCTGTTTTGCGCTTTCCATGTCGCGATGATCGCCCGCCGCAAATGTAGAGACGTTGTGAATCATCATCTGCGCCATCGGATACGCAACAACGCGATCAGCCCCCAGCGCAACAACCGTCGCAGCTGATGCGGCCAAACCGACGATGACGGATTTCACATGACCTTTGTAGCGTTTTAATTCGCCGTACATCTCGGCAGCGGCATGGACGTCACCGCCATACGAATTGATGAGCAACTCAACATCCTCGCCTTTGGCGCTTTTCAGAAACTCGCGCAATGACTTAGGCGATGCGCTTTCCCAGCCGAGCCAGTCAAATATTTCTCCGTCATCAGATGTGACGATCCGACCGTTAATCCTTAGTGACAGCATTTGTTATGTCCCCTCCTTGATTCGCGACCTTGCCGCGAGATATCAAATACTCGAAGTATTCATCGACTTTATCGAGCGGTGCCATATTCAATGGAGCCAACCGGATATCGCCGCCCTCGACTTCCGGCAAGTCTTCATATGCGCGTATTTCATTTGGACTGTACGCCCCGATGTCGCGCATGCCTTTGTACCATCGGACGCGTGATTCAGTATCGCCGCGCAATTCCGCGTTCATATTGATCTTGACGACCTTGCCTTTTCTGATTTCTTCGTCAAACAGACCGACATGTGTAAATTCTTCTTCGTACTGCACGACCGCCGGAGCGAGCGTCGACACAACGTACTCGACCGCATTTTGCTCGTTCGATTGATATGTCTGCTTGCCGGCTTGCAACTTGTAAAGCGGCACCATAAAAAACCGCGCTATGTCCGCCACGCTCAAGTCACGCGACTCGACAAACTGCGAATCGCGCAAGCTCATGGCAATCGATTTGTATTCGAGACCGTTGTCAAGAATGGCGACCTTGAACGCGTTATCCGCGCCGCCGTAGACCTTTTCCCATTCCTCCCGAATCTTGTCTCTCGCCGCCTTCCCCAAATCCGTAGCCACTTGCACCACACCCGAAGGCGATGCGCCTTGCGAATAGAATTTCGCTTCGTATTTCTGCTGTGCCGATGCGGCCGCGATGACCTCACTTGCCCTGGTCAAAACGGATTGACCGATCAACCCGTCGTCGCTAAAACCCTTCAGGTGGATGATGTCGCATTTTTCGAAAACTCGCCGCGTTCCACTGCCCAGCGTCACGACGTAAACAACATCGCCGGACTCTTCGATAATCGGCTGCACGAGATCAGGATTCAGCGGAATAAGCTCGTTGGGACGCCCTGTCCCGCTGTTTCTCGATATCCAGACATAGGCATTACCCTTCATGAGCCGCCATGTCTCAAGCAACTTTTTGAAAACAAACGGCGACATCGCCCTGTTAGGCCGGGTCGACAAAAGATCGTCCAAGTAATGACCTTCGTCTCGCTTCTTCGTTTTCGAGTCCATGACGAAAAACGGCATTTTGCCGATGGAGTCGCTCCGAATGTCGATGCAAGCCGAAACCGCCGATATCTTCATCGCCCTCGACGCCGGAAGCTCGAGAGCCAGCCCCGGAACGCGCCACGCCTCCGGATTGTCAAACGTCATGATGGACGGACTTGTCACGACTTCACCCGATGCGGCAAGTCGCCGATTGATAAAACCGTCTAAAATCATGTTTTATCCCCTCCTTTTGCGTATGCAATGACGACAGCCGACGCGATGAGAAACGCGCCGCCGACAATCAATCCGATGCGATGATCGAATAGCCATACGCCCGCCGTGATTGCCCCGCCCCCAATTACGGCGAGCGCGTCAACAATTAGCGACAATATTCTTTTCTTCGTCATAAACTCCAATCCTCCGACAGAATCACCTCGTTGAGGTCAATCGGCTTTTTCGCGACCATGCGCATGGTTCTTGCGTTCACGCATGCATCAATCGGGTCGATGCGCCGACCGCGCTTGTTGTCTTTTTTGTCGACCTTGATCTCGCCGAATGAGTTTGACGTGACCAACGCATTTGCGAATGACCACGTCATCAGGCCGTTGTTTTGGTTGTGTCGCAATTTCTTCGACCTGACCTTCAGTTGCAAGTCAACCGTCGCATCGCTTAACGACCGCGCCGATTGTGGTATATCCATCAGATCAACGCCGAAGTCTTCCATGTAGGTAAGCGACGTCGCGATATTGTGCCGGTCGTATGCAATCCCGAGTAGCTTCAGATCGTGTTCCTCAACTACGTCGTGCAGATAGTTCCACAACTCAATGTGGTCAGTGATAAAATCACCCGCACCGCCCGTTACGGTGATCAAGCCTTCTTGCTCCCAGACGTCATACGGCGCAAGATCGCTCAAGATGTGTTCTTGCAGTCTTCCGCGCGGCATAAACGAATGCGTCTCAATAAATTCAAAGCCTTCGTCTTCCAGGTCAAAATCAAAAGCGACCGTTGTCAGGTCGCCTCCGCTTGATAGGTCTATTCCGATGTAGCATTCGCGGCCTTGCATGTCGGCCAGCGTCAAATCCTCGCCGCACTCCGCCCATTCTTGCGGGTTGATGAACGAGCGATCCGTGTCCGCATACCAAATATTGAGCGTCTTTGTTGCGTATTCCGCGATCTCGCTCCCGCCGAAGTCCTTTGCCGTTTGCGCGTCTTCTAAGAGACGCTTTTTGCCGTTTTCCGTATTCCAGAGATACGGATTCGCTTTCATTAAGGCGATCTCGCCGAACAGGTCATCGTCTTTGTCTGCCGAATAGATGTCGGCAAACATATCTTCTGCCGTGACGACACCGTTCAAGATGTTCACGGCGTATGTGTCCATCTCGTAGCCGAAACTGTTAAAATCGCGGCCACGCGTCGTGATCATCGAGATCAGCGTCTCGTCAAGATTTCGCGTTCCTCGGTACAGCGATGAATAGACCGAGTTGTCTTTCATCTGCTGCAATTCGTCAATCGATGCAAAGATCGCCCGGAAGCCTTCGTCAAGGCCGCCTTCTTTTGAGAGCGCCTCAATCGTGCATCCGGTCAGTTTGCTTGTGATTGTGTATTTCCAGTCCTGAACGCGGAACATTTCAAGCAGCTCAGGGTCGGCTTGGATGAATTTCTTGACCTCATCCCAAGCGATCAAAGACTGCCGGCGCTTTGTCGAGGCTGTGAACAGCTTTCCGTGGTTATACCCGCTGAATCCGCTAATGTACGTCCCGTGGACGCCGTTCATCATGGACTTGCCGTTTTGTCGGCCAACGCTCAAGTAATTGCGCCGGAACCTCCGGAAGCCGGTGTCTTTGTGTACCCAGCCGTACAATGACCCAATATCGAAACACTGATGCGGCATGAGTTTTAACGGCACCGGCCTTGCTCCCTCCGCGATGGTCAGCGTTTCGGCAAATTCAAGGACACGCTCTGCTCTTTCCGCGTCCCACAAAAAAGGGAACGTCTCCGTTCCCTGTCTCTCTAAGTCTCGCATGTGGCGACGACAAGCGGCGAGGTGCAGTTCGCCCATCTTCCCGTCGGCAAGTGTTTTCTTCGCGTAGTCGGTGACACGATCGCGCATCCCATCACTTCGCAAACTTCAAGAATTTATTTTCCGGCGCTTCCTCGACCTTTGGAACAACCAGCCTGCACCGCGACGATATTGTCAGCCCTAAGTCGTTCGCGCTCTGCCGGCATTGCTTGAATGCCTTGTCGAGCATAATGGATACCTTGTTTGTCTCGTCAATATCTTCGCCGCTCACTAGCATCTGATCTAGTTTCTTTGTTAGCACGAGGTGTTGTCTTTTAGCAATTAGATATCGCGCAAGCGTATCTTCGTCAAGCTCGGTCATAATATTTAGGCTTTGGAGCTTTGCCGCGATTTCATCAAACTCAGCTTTCATGCTTTCCGGCAGATAATCCGGCGCTTGGACGTCATCAAGCCCATAGACAGTCAGTTCTTCGCGACGGCGTTGCTCTATTTCTGCCTTCGTCCAGTGCTTTTTACCTTCGACCAACAATAGATCGATGGGTCGTCTATTTCTCATGGCTTATCACGTCCTTTCTTCGCTCAAAACAATCCCCACTCCGCAAATTTCTCAAAGCCGCCGATTGTGTTGATAAATTTGCGAGCAACTTCAACGATTTCACAATATGGCTTGCCATCGATATGCGTATCACCAATACTGCAACTGTGCTCAAC